TGCAGTAACAAGGTGGCATGCAGATGATGTTAAAAGATTCAGGCCTGAATGGTCGGACGACTTTTGTGCCACAGTTTTATCAACAATGGAAAACACATTTCAAGAACTTCTTATCGAACGAGGCAATGACATACTTGATTGCATGATAGAGGGTTCTGAAAAAACTTGGTTAGAAGAATGGGGATACTTAAATGAAAAATGAAGATCAAAAGGAGACTAACATGAATGAAAGGAAAATAATTGATTATACGGAAAATGATATTTATGATTACTTTGGTTGTCCTACTGATATATGGCAAGCAGATCGGCACGACTTACTTGCAGTTATCGGGGGCATGTCAGGAATACTTGAGTTGTTATGGCACAAAGAAGTAAGTCCTGAAGTAGCTTTTAACGACTTTAAACAGTGGTTAGAAGAGAAGCAAGAACTTGACAATATACAAGTTGTTGTAGATAATGAGGAGTCCTAACGGCAGTAATGCCAATTTTTTAATCTATCTTTGAGAGGATAATTATGAACAAGAAAGACGTAGCAAAATACAAAACCGTTGGTGGTGCGATTGCATTAGTAGTAGCAATTGGTGCATTGGTAGCAACAACAAACAATAAACGTGAACCTAATGAGAATTACTTTAATGCCCCAACCCCTGTCGTTGAGGATAAAGTAGAAGCACAAGTAGAAAGTGCTGATCTATCTCATGAGTCCTATGAACTGCCACCTATGGTTGCACCTAAAATTCAAGAAGAAGTAGCAGACTTATCACATGAGCCTTATACGCTTCCTGATATTGCGACAATAGACGCAGAGTCTTATGATCTCCCTGAAATACTTCCTGTACTTCTAGAAGAAGACTTACCTCCTTTGGAGTCATAATGGCCACACCCGAAAAGAAAGTAAAGACGAAAGTCTGTGCGATACTTAAAAAACTAGGGGCGTATTATTTCTACGCCTCTACGGGTGGGTATGGTAGTAGTGGTGTTCCCGATATTGTTGCATGCTATAAGGGAAAGTTTTTTGGTATTGAGTGTAAGGCCAATGGTGGAAAGCCAACGGCCTTACAACAAAAACATTTGCGTGACATTTCGATTAACGGTGGAACGGCTCTTCTTATTGACGAGACAAATGTGGATATGCTAGAGTATTATGTCACAGGCAAACAAACATTTAATTATGAAGAAAGATAACGTAAATCGGCCGGTACATTACATTCAAGGTAAAGTCGAGTGTATTGATGCCATTGAGTCGGCAACCACGGGGCTTGTTGGAATCGTCGCTGTCTGTGTCGCTAACGTAATTAAATATGTGTGGCGATTTGCACTGAAGAATGGTGTCGAAGATTTAGACAAAGCAGATTATTATTTACAAAAACTAAGAAAGAAAGTGAGAGATCAAAATGAGTAAAGACCTTTTCGCAAGAACAAAAAGTTTATTACAAGATCACATAAGACTACTTAATGAACATAAGATAGGCGATTCACACGCGGAAGACGCCCAAATAATAGTTGACGAAATTAGTCTACTATTACAAACAGATGAACTCAAACAAATTGAACAAAGCATTGATGACGCAGAACGTTTAAAGCTCTCAGAAGAGATAGCTAACGAGATTATTCATGGGAAGTATTGCGTTGGCGGTGCATGTGACGACTAAACAGTTTATAATACTTGATGAAGACCTTGAGCCTTTACGAGTATTTAATACAAAAGTTGACGCAGAGTGGTTTGTAAAAGATAAACCCGACTGTTCAATAAAAACAACCTTAACAGAAATACCATCAAACATAATGAGTCATGATGAATTCACGGCCAAGTTTGGTGAACCCCCATTTTAAGAAAGGAAACAAATGCCTAGAACTCATTACAGTAGAACACAAGAAGAAGAATTTTTAGCGCGAGCTAAACGTTTTATGAAAGAAAACCCCGATACAAATAGAAAAAGGATAGCTATGTATGCGGGTTGTAACATTTCTGTATTGGAAAGATTAGAAGAAGAAGGTAGAATAAAATTGCCTCCCGTCTTGACCAAAACACAAAAACGTATGGGAGTTAATTGGAATAAATATTTAGGGAATCTAAGTGGCAGATGAAGCAGACATAGCGAATGATGAGGTTGAGCGTCAATTAAAAGTGACCATGCAGTCAATCAATACCAACGTACCTGAGAATGATTCAGGTAAATGTATATGGTGCGACGCCCCCATCAAAGAAAAAGACGCTCGCCGTTGGTGTTCCGTTGAATGTCGTAATGAACATGAACTTTATGCTAATAAACTATGACCACGAAGTCCCCTTGTAAGAACGTATGTAGATACGAAGAATTTGAAGATGAGCCTATGTGTATTGCTTGTGGTAGAAGTTATGATGACCTAGACAGATGGCTTTATGCATCAGATGATGAAAAGAAAAATATGAATCACCGAGCAAAAGAAAGGTTAAAGCGATACAAACATGGTAGTTAAAGTAGGAAAAGCAGTTTGTCACAAGTGCAAACAGGACGCAAAATTTTATTGCCGGGGCAAATGGTACTGTGCTTATACCACCGAGATGGGTAACTTTAATTTAGTAGGTTACTGTAAAAATGAAAAAGAGAGAAAGGATATGAGTGCAGATAGTAACGATTGATTTTGAAACATTTTATGATACTGGCTACGGCCTTAATCGATTAACCACTGAAGAATATATTCAAGACCTACGCTTCCAAGTAATTGGTGTTGCAATTAAAATCAATGACAAAAGCATTGAGTGGTTTTTAGGTGAGGAACAGGCATCAAAAGGGCTCGGCCAAATTGACTGGGAAAACACCATGCTTCTCTGTCATAACACGCAATTCGACGGCGCGATTCTTAAATGGCGCTTCAACATAGAACCGAAAGTCTACCTCGATACTCTTTCCATGGCGCGCGCCTTACATGGTGTTGATGCCGGCGGGTCACTTAAAGCACTGGCAGAGCGTTACAAACTAGGAGAGAAAGGAAGTGAAGTCTTAGACGCAAAGGGTAAACGCCTCGAAGACTTCCAAGAATATGAACTCCGAGAGTATGGGGCGTATTGCCGCAATGATGTAAAGCTAACATATGATTTATTTAAAAGGCTTTCTAAGAATTTTCCAATGGCCGAACTTAAATTGATAGATTTAACTTTACGCATGTTTATTATTCCAGCTTTGAAACTTGACAGTCCTATGTTAGAGGTTCGACTAAAAGAGGTTCAACAAGAAAAACAAAAGCTATTACAAGGACTTATGAAAAAGTTACATGTAGATAGCGAGGAAGAAGTCCGGAAGAAACTTGCAAGCAATCCTCAATTTGCAGAGCTCCTTAAAGAATTCAAAGTAGAACCCCCCATGAAAGAAAGCCTAACGACCGGCAAACAAACGCTTGCGTTTGCAAAAGGTGACGAAGACTTTCAAAAGTTATGTGAGCATGAGAACCCTTTTATCCAAGAACTTTGTGCTGTACGACTAGGCACTAAATCTACCATTGAAGAAACACGCATTGAGCGATTCATTGGCATTGCAAATAGAAACAATGGGTATCTTCCTATACCCCTAAAGTATTATGGGGCGCACACAGGGCGATGGGCAGGGGCAGACAAAGTAAATTTTCAAAACTTACCAAGCCGTGACGCAAAGAAGAAAGCATTAAAACAAGCTATCGTTGCACCTGAAGGCCATGTGGTTATCAACGCTGATTCTGCACAAATTGAAGCAAGGATATTGGTATGGTTAGCCGGCCAACATGACGTACTAGAACAGTTTAGAAACAATGAAGACGTGTATGTGAACTTTGCTCGACGGGTGTATAAGACTTCAAACATTTCTAAAACGCAAAGGGCAGTAGGTAAAACTTGTATTCTTGGTCTTGGATATGGTACGGGACTAACAAAACTGCAAAGTGTATTAAAAATAAACGCGGGGATAGAAGTAGATTCGGAACAAGCACAAAATCTTGTAAACTTATATCGGCAAGTCAATCACGAAGTAGTAAAGCTTTGGGAAGACTGCGACCGATCACTATCTGATATGGCTTCTTGGCCTAGTGATAAAGCCGCTTACTATCTTGACAAACGCAAGTCTATATTGGTTACCTCACAAGGATTAAGATTACCCAACGGGCTATACATTTATTATCCTGATTTACAAATTAAAAACGGGCGTTATGTATACAAATCAAGACGAGGACAAATAGGCATTTGGGGTGGGGCAGTAGTAGAGAACATTGTGCAGGCACTCGCAAGAATTGTTATTGGTGAACAGATGCTACAAATTCATAAAAAGTATCGCCCTGTTTTAACTGTGCATGATGCTGTCGTGTGTGTAGCCCCCAAGAACGAAGCACAAGAAGCTTTAGATTTTATTATGGACGAGATGAAAAAAGAACCAAAGTGGGCAAAGGGATTACCCGTAACATGTGAGGGAGGATTTGCAGATAATTATGGTGACTGCTGATAAATGTTACTTTGAAACTCCGTACGAATCATTAATTACAATGAAGTTATACCTTGCGTGTCAGATGGCAAAAGACTCTGACTGGGTAAAATATTATAATTTTGAGCTTTTACCTATTAACCATGAAACATTAAGAAAAGCTGATGGGTTTTTAAAAGCACTTTATCATGCACATCCCTATGAAGCAGGAGTTATACGTTTACAACCTAACACTTATTATGACTGGCACGTAGATGATCGACGAGGGGTAAGTGTAAATATGCTTATAAATCATGGACATAGCCACTGCTTATTTAAAAAGTCTTCAAACACTTTAGAGGATGCTGTTACAGGTGAATTTTATGAGCTGAATTATCAACGAGGAATATATTATTTTTTTAACAATCAAGTAGAACACTCTGTATATAATTATGAAGGGGTAAGATACTTGTTAACTTTAGAATTTCACGAAGATAAAGATAAACTAAACTTTAAAAGTCTAACAGAGGAGTGGCGAAATGGGCGATGGCGGAAAAGGCAGCAATCAAAGGCCAACAAATAACAAGGCATTTAACGACGGGTATGATAGAATATTTGGAATACGGTGTAAGCATTGTAGGTATAAACAGCAAAAGACGGAGAGTCAGCCCGTACTGTGTGAGTCTTGTGGGAAAGAATTATGATTGAGTTTGTATTATTTGTTAGTTTAGTAGGTGACTTGGGGCCTGAAGAAAAGTTTGCAGGCACATTTGAAAATTGTAAAGTCGCGGAAATATATTATGATTCAAATTACAGAAACAAAAAAGAATACAACGGCTACCGATGTATTCGCAAAGATTTAATTACAAAAAAAGATGAGCTAAAATTTTTAGGAAAGGAGCATGATTGAATATCTTTTTGTTTTGGTTATTGAATCAACTCATGATGAAAACCATAAAGTATATATTGGGCATTTCCAAGACTGCTACACGGCTAATGAATTTGCAGAAGATTACCTCCCTGATTTTAGGTCTATTTGCCTACACGAAAACTTTATGAATATACCAAAAGAATTAAAAGAAAAAATTATTTTTATTAAGGAAGGCGACAAATGGAAAAAGCTAAGAAAAATTTAATTGGATGCAACGATGGCTAAAGTTAAACAGTCTTTAGGTGGACGTATACCTCATATTAAAAGTAATAAACGTACCAGTCAAGGCGGTAAAGTCAAACGACAGACGATGAACAAACACAAGTAACGTTCATTTAAAAACTACAGAGGACAAGGTCGATGACAGCAATGCGTAATTCAAACGCAAAGCATATTGATTTTGGGTTTTTACAAGGAGCTTTTCCAAACCCAAGAGAGTTGCCCGTCAATGTAGATATGATGATGGAAAAGAATAATTATTTTCTTGTGGGAGAATGGAAGAAACCTAATGAGAAAATATCTAAAGGTCAAGAAATAATGTTGCAAAGATTAGCTAAAATAACAAATATAAAAGTGCTAATCATAACTGGAAATTCTGACGATGAAGATTGCTATGTTGATAAAGTAGAGCAGATGCATGGTGATGGTACGAAAGAAGAGTTAGGAGAAGGACTAACATTTTTTACTAATCTAATGCAGGCATGGCATACGCTTGCAACACAAAGGAAACTGTAGATGACAGATTACACGTGGAGCTACTCATCACTTAAACAATATCAAAACTGTCCCCGCCAATACCATGAAATAAGAGTTCTTAAAAATTATATAGTCAAAGAAAACGACGCTATGATTTACGGTAAAGAGGTTCATAAAGCCCTAGAAGATTATGTAAGAGATGGAGTAGAACTTGCTAAAAATTACCAACGGTTTAAATCCTCTGTTGATGCATTAATTAATATACCTGGAGAAAAATACCCAGAGTATGAAATGGCTTTGACCCATAATAAAGAGCCATGTGAATTTGATTCTGAAAATAGATGGGTTAGAGGTATTGTTGATTTACTTATTATAGATGGCGATTATGCATTTATAGTTGATTATAAAACAGGTAGTAATAAATATCCTGACCCTAAACAGTT